CTCCCCCTATTGACCTTAGTGTTTCTTTTACACCTAATTTAAATTATAAAATAGCTGTATGTTATTCAAATACAGGCAATTTTAGAGTATATGTAAATGGATTTAAATATCACGAAGTAAATACTTATGTACCATCTACTTTTAGTACTTTAGGAATTGGAAATACAGTAGCGGGAACTAATCAAGTAAATTCTAATATTAAGTCTGCTGTTCTTTGGAAAACAGCTTTAACAGATGACCAATGTATTTTACTAACAGGAGCTTCATTTAGCACTTACCCTGAAATGGCAAATAATTTTCCAAATACTTTAATTTATACACTACAATAAAATGGCAGATACAAGTTTAATAATAGGAAATGGAAATTGGGCTGTAAAAGAAAATAGCCTTTTAGGATACAACATTATACAAGGTAAGTATGTCCCTATTGAAATGAATGTTTCAAGGGCAACAACTGCTACAAGGGTAAATAATGCAGGATTTATTGAATTAGTTCCAAAAAACTTGTTTTCACAAAGTCAAACATTTGATATTACTGCAAGTTGGTATAATACGGGACTTAATTCAACAGTAATTCCTAATGTATTAGCTACATCTGCACCTAATGGTACTTTTACTGCTGACAAGTTAGTTGCAACAGCAGTATTAGGTGATCATTTCATATTGCAAACATTTACAACTACTTTTTCTTTAACACAATTAACTGTATCTGTTTTTGCTAAAAAAGCAGAATTATCAAATATACAATTGTTTAATAATGCAGGTGGCGGTGGTACAGGTGATTTTGATTTAATTACAGGGAATTCTTCACCTTCACTTGTAACAAGTATGCAACCTTATCCCGATGGTTGGTATAGATGTATAATGACCTATACTATTTCACCATCAGCACCTAATTTTAATGTTCATATAAAATTAGCTAACAGTTCAGGAGTTACATCATTTACAGGTAATGGAGTTGATGGTGTATATTTATGGGGAGCTCAACTAGAACAAGGATCAACAGCAACATCATACTTCCCTACAACTGATAGGTTTAACATACCAAGAGTTGATTACTCAACGGGTACTACAGGTTCTTTATTGGTAGAACCTGCAAGGACTAATTTAGTATTACAAAGTCAAACACTTGATAATGCAAGTTGGGTTACATTTTCAAGTGCAACAGTAACTGCTGATACTATAACTTCACCTGATGGCACAAGTACAGCAGATACAATTAACTTGTCAACAACTGCTGATACAAGAGTTGTTCAAAGCTGTTTAATTGCAAATTCCACAACATACACATTAAGTTGTTTTTTTAAGAATATTGCACTAACCGCAGGGGAGACCTTTGTGTTAAGATATAACAATCAGTTAGTTGCGCCAAATAACTTTCAAATGATTGCTACTATTAACCTTGCAGCAAGTACTGTTGCAGGTATTGCTTCTTACTCTTTAGCAGGAACTGCTGTTACAGGTTATTCAGGAGTTGTTTCAGGTGTTGTAGAGCCATATCCTAATGGTTGGTATCGTATTAGTGTTACGGCAACAACAGGAACAGGAGCCGCAGCTAATGGTCAGGTTCAAATTATACAACCAAATGCATCTCAAGCTCGCTCTTTCTACGCTTGGGGTGCTCAATTAGAAGCAGGCTCAAATGCCACATCATACATACCAACAACAACTTTAGCAGCAGGATTAACTCGTGCTGCTGATGTGATTACTAAGACAGGTATAAGTAGTTTGATTGGTCAAACAGAGGGGACTTTGTATTTTGAAGTACAAGGATTTTCTGATGGTAATCTTGCAAATCATTTTATAACTTTAAGTGATGGCACAGTCAATAATCAAATAGGATTTAATTACAATACAAGTGGAGTTATTACTGGTTATTTTAGAGTTAATGCTTTTACATATCTAATAAGTTCTACAGTTTCAAAAACATTAAATTCAAAAATAATTTTAAAATATAATTCATCAAACGTTTACACACTTTTTATAAATGGTTTTTTAATTGGCACTGGAACAGCTGCAAGTAGTTTTTCATCACCATTAACAACTTTTAAAACATCTCAAGGTGATAATAGTTCTCCTTATAACGGAAATATAAAATCAATTGTACTTTATAAAACAGCATTATTAAACCAACAATGTATAGACCTAACAACTTAATAATATGAACATTTATAAATTACGATTTGCAACTAAAGAAGCTGCTGAAAAAGACCTTAAAGAAAAGGGTGTTTATGTAGTGACTGAAGAAGGTCTCACATACGGCACAGGTATTCACGCTGTAGTTGAACTTGGTAAGATTATCACTACTTATGGTACTTATGATGAAGAAGGTAATGAGCTTACTGCTCCTGTTTATGCTGATGGCTACCATTACGATGTGATGTGTGAGCAGGACATTGACTTTGGAAGTAACTCAATAGAAGTAACCAATCCTAAACATGGTTTTTTAGGACATAATTAAAAATATGAAATACCTAGTTATATTACTTATTTTATTGTCTTCTTGTTCTTTGGAAAAAAGGCTGGCTAAGTATTGCCCACTGTGTGTGCAAAAAGATAGTACTGTAACTGTATTACAAATTAAAGATACTACAATTGTAATTCCAGGAGAAACAGTAACTTTAATTGACACTTTATATTGTGATTCTTTAGGTAATGTTATATCTAAATTAAGAGAGGACTTAAGAGACAAAGATGGTACTTTAGTAAGTGTACAAACTAAGATTAAAGATAATGTTTATTATACAAAAGCTAAAGTTCATACAATCTATAAAACAATTAAGGGCAATGATGTGTACCACACTAAAGTGGTAACTAAAACATTAAAGCCAGAAAAGATTAAATACATTCCGTGGTGGGTAAATTTCTTTGCTGTACTAGGGGTAATACTATTTATAATACTACTTATATACTTTGGATACAAGCTGATTAAACTTTATTTATTATGAAAACACAGTTAACACTATTATTAATATCTATACAACAAGAACTTTTGACTTTAATATCTATTTGCCTTGCATTCTTTTTACCAATAAGTGGTATACTTATAATGATAGGTATATTAATAGCTATTGATACTTTTACGGGAATTTGGAAAGCAAATAAATTAGAAGAGAAAATAACTAGCAGAAAATTATCGTCTATTATAAGTAAGTTAGCACTCTATGAAGTTACTGTGATAATGTTCTTTTTAATAGACAAATTCATACTAAATGACATCATACTAACTTTTTTTAGTGTACCATTTATGCTTACTAAAGTAGTGGCTCTAGTATTATCTAGTATAGAGGTGATGTCTATCAATGAGAACTACAAAGTAGTAAAAGGAATAGACCTATGGCAATCAATGAAGTTATTATTTGCAAGAGCAAAGGATATTAAGGATGATATAAATAAGATAAAATGACCTACACTAGAGAACAAATAGAAAAGGCAGTAAAAGAAAAAGGATACACTTATTTTAAAGGTCCTGGAAATTATGATGTTAATATAGTAGGAGTAAGAAACTCTGATACTGGTAAAACAGTAACTAATCTATTTGATGATAAAATGACTCTATCTTATAAGTTAGATGGAGTATGGAAATATCATGAATGGGATAATACAACTGAACCAGGTAAAAAAGGAGTTACACAATATCACAATGCTAATGGTGTTGCTAGATTAGTTCCAGGACAATATAGAGGAGTATATGCTATATCTAAGCACCAAGGAAAGTATGAAGCACTGTGCCAAAGACTAGGTAATGTAACTGTATGGAGAGATAAAAATAAAAACATGACCTTTGATGAGGTTGAAACAGATACAGGAATGTTTGGTATAAATATACACAAAGCAGGCACTGTGTCAAACTTTGTAGAAAATTGGTCAGAAGGTTGCCAAGTATTTAAAAGAGTAAAAGATTTTGATGAGTTCATGAAAATAATAAATAAAGCTAAAAACTTTCATGGCAATCATTTTACATATACTTTACTAGAGAGTAAAGATATTAATTAATAAACAAACAATTATGAAATTTAGAAACAGCTGGAAATCAGCAACAAAACAATGGGACAAGATATCTATAAGATTTAGATTATCTTCAGTAGATGTATTTACTTTAGAGATAGATATCTCTAGAGAGTTTTACATGTTAACAATATTAAATTGGACAATTAAAAATAGATAATTATGAAAGATAGTAAAAATCAAATGATTAGATCTATGAAAAGTTATGAAACAGGAGGTTCATCTGATGACCCTTGTATGGAGACTGTTATGGTAGATGGTTGGCCAAAACGTAGAAGAAGACCTAAATGTGGAAAAACTAAAACATTTAGAGTTAGAAATACTGGAGAAAAATTAGGTCTTGGTGCTAAAATAGCAGCAGGGGCAGGTGTAGTAGGTTTAGGTATTGCAGAACTTACAAATAAAACTGTAAGTAACATGTTTAAGAAAAAACAAAAAAAAGGAGGGATTATTAAAACTAAAAAATAAAACTCT